AGCTTACGAACAACAGCGTGTCCACCACGTCGGATTCCTAGCCGATTTAGAGTCTCAGATGATCTCTTGGGTGCCTGGAGAAGGAAAATCTCCAGACCGAGTAGACGCATTGGTCCACGCACTTACCGCGTTGCTCATCAAACCACCTGCTGGATTCAGCGGAGGTAAGATTCGAGCTAAATCTTTGTCTGACCGACGACTTCCTAACACTCGACCAGGCAATGGCAGTAAGATTTTCCGAGTACGCTAATGAAAATTCTTTTAGACGTCTTTCCGGCACACCTAGCAGTGGTTCCAGCTGGTACTTTTGATGATGTTTACGACTTAAAGTCGAATCCAGCCTCTAAAGAGGCATTTTATCGAGCAACTACCCGTGTAATTGCCACCGACGAGGCAATTTTTGTTGCTCAAGACTCTCCAAACGGTGCTCAGATTATTTTTCAAGAGAAATATGATCTACTTTTGCCCGCTGAAGATAAAAAAAGTGATTATAGGGTTGTAACAAAGTCTGGAAAGATGCTAGCGTTCCAGAAAGATACAAATTGTGGTTGTGGTTCACGCCTACGAGGCTGGAATGCATACAAAACGATCACATCAATCAAGGACGCACTATGACAATCAGTATTTTTAGCTACATCCTTCTGGTTTTGGCAGCATACAGAACCACTAGGCTAATAACAACCGATACAATCACGGAACCAATTCGAGAAAAGATCTGGAAAAGGTTCCCACCGAGCACACCGTTCGGGTATTTGTTCACTTGCAACTGGTGCACTGGTTTTTGGGTGTCTTTGCTGTTTGTAGTGGCCTATATTTTAGTGCCAGATGTTACTTTTGTGGTATCATTAGTTTTGTCGACATCTGCTTTAGTTGGTATCATTGCCTCTAAGGCTGAATAACAGGGAGTACCCTTGGGAATTTTCAAAAAGAACAATAACAATGCTCGTAACCGAGCATCTGCGTCAGGAGTACGTGCGTCTATTCCCCGTAGTGCTACTCCAATTGCGCCAGGTATCTCTGTAGACTCTTTCGGTCTCGTATACGCAGAGCCTGCGGCCTACAATACACCTCGCCCACTCACTGCCGCTGCTGCTCAGATCCGAATTGGTGATAAGACTGAAGCGGAGCTATTTAAAAATCGTCGTCAGTCAGCTGCGAGTGCATGGCAAGCAGAGGCATGGGAGTATTACGATGCAATTGGTGAAATTAAATATGCGTTTAACCTTGTGGCGTCTGTCGTATCACGTATCCGCCTTTACGCTGCTGCTGTAGACGACCCAGCAGAGGCTCCAGTACCTGTTGACCTTTCAAAGATTGTAGATCCTCAGCTAGCTTCTGCAGCTCAGCGTGCATTATCTCGCCTTGACTCTGCCTACGGCGGTCAGGCTGGTCTTCTCAAGGATGCAGCTCTCAATTTGCAGGTAACAGGTGAATGCTACCTAGTTCAGGTCCCAGAGCGTATCGGTTCTGGACTACCAGAGTCGTGGGACATCCGTTCTGTTGACGAACTTCAGGTTGATGCTCGTGGAAACTACATGATCAACCCAATTCGCGATGTTTCGGGTTCATCTTCTGGTCAAGCTGGCAAAAACTCTATCAAGCTACCTTCAGATGCTTTCATTGGTCGACTATGGAAAGCACACCCACGCTACTCAATGGAGTCTGATAGCTCGCTACGCGGTCTTTTAGATCTATGTGCGGAATTACTCCTACTGAACCGTACTTTCCGCGCTACGGCCCGTTCTCGCCTCAATGCGGGTGCTTTGTACCTGCCTGATGGTTTGTCTGTTGCTGCAAGCCCAGACCCTGACTATCCGTATGACGAGAATGGCGAATACAACGAGCTTTATAACACCGAAGAAGCCGCTGATGACTTCGAGGACCAGCTGATTGATGCTATGACCACTCCGATTAAGGACGAGGACTCTGCGAGTGCCGTTGTTCCGCTAATCATTCGCGGTCCTGCAGAGCTTGGCGACAAGATTAAGCAGTTTAAGTTCGAGCGTTCGTTTGACGCGTCGTTGGTTGCACGTGCTGACCGAGTACTAGAGCGCATTATGCAGGGCCTAGACGTTCCAAAGGACGTTGTGACTGGTCTAGCTAACGTCAAATACTCTAACGCGCTACAGATTGATGAGGCCCTCTACAAGGCTCACATTGAGCCACTGATGCTTCTAATTGCTGACGCGCTGACTGTTGTTTATTTACGTCCATACCTAATTGCGAATGGCTACGACAAGGACGAGGTTTCTCGTATTCAGGTTTGGTATGACCCAAGCCAGGTTGCTACTCGTAATGACCGTGCAGCAGATGCTGACATGGGCTTTGACAAGATGGCAGTCTCTTACAACACTTGGCGACGTGCTCATGGCTTCTCGGAAGCTGATGCACCTAGCCCAGAGGAGCTTGCACTTCGACTTGTCATCACTAAGGGTATGATCACCCCAGAACTTACCCAGTCCATGCTTGAGGCAGTTGCTCCAGAGTTGAAAGACATCATCAACGCAGCTAGCCAAGCAAACAACCCAGCTCCAATGACTCCAGAAATCCAACAGATCCTAGAGGGTGGACCAGCGTCTCCAACCCCTGAACCATCGGCTGAAGCTGCTCCTGCTGAAGAGCCAGTCGCACCGCCTACTTCAGCAGAACCGGAGACTCCTACCCCATGAACCACTCGTACGAAGATCTAGGAAAAAAGTTAGCTCACCTGCTCTCTGACGTTGTATCTTTTGGGCTACTAGCTCAGGGATACCACTGGAACGTAAAGGGAATCAACTTCCACCAGTTCCACTCTTTGTTTGCAGAGATCTATGAAGATGCTGATGGTTCGATTGACCCGCTAGCCGAGAACATTCGCAAGCTCGGATATGATGCGCCATACATGATCACCGACTTTGCAGAGATGACTTGCCTTAGCGAGGAGCGTCAGTACGGAGACCCAGTGGCGATGGTTACTTCACTGGCTCGCACGAATCAGATTTTGATTGATTGCCTAAACGAGTCTTTCACAATCGCTAGCAACTGCAACCAGCAGGGTATTGCCGACTTCCTAGCTGGACGCATTGATATGCACCAGAAGTGGCAGTGGCAGTTAGAGTCAACACTAGGAATTCGCTAATGTCATACACCGATGATGTCTTCAAGAAGCCTCTAGTCTCGGGTGCGTACAGCCTAGTTCCAGAAGAACAGGAACTAGCTGACGCGCTTCAACTGATTGCCAATAAGTACGGCAAGTTCAATGACGACAACACCGGAATCTGGGCTGGATACACTCCAGCAGCAGAGAACGAAGAGAATGCAGCTATCGGCGTAAAGTGCGGTAACTGCGTTTTTTACAATGCACCTAACGGATGTTCAATTATTGTTGCCGAGGTAGAAGACGGCGGACTATGTCGCTTTGCTGTTCTACCAGATGGTGCAGTCACCGCTACTGCAGGCTCTAAGCCAGCCCCAAAGAAAGATCAAATCAAGGGTTCGGACAAGAACAAGAAGGGCTCAGCTGCTGACGGTAAGGGCGTCGAGTTTACTGAAGCAATCATTACTTCACTGCAAAATAAGTTGGAAGCACACAACAAGAAAGCTCCAGACGGCCGAAAGGCTACGATGGCAACCCTTAAGGCTGTATACCGCCGTGGTGCCGGGGCATTCTCAACTTCCCACCGTCCAGACCAGAATCGTAACTCTTGGGCAATGGCTCGTGTAAATGCATATCTACACTTGCTTCGCTCTGGATCACCAAAAAACTCTAAGTATACAACTGATAACGATTTGCTTCCAAAGGCACATCCGAAGTCAACAAGAAAATAAAATGTCGCATAGTGCGGTAAAATTCTAGTATCATAGCTTAAGCAAATACTGCCCTGCTCAGGAAGGCCTAAAGTGAGCTCAGCATTCACATCACTCGTCAGCAAGATCGAAAACTACTACGCTGATCGCGACTATACAACTGAAGATGCCGAGTACCTCTCGCGTCTCGCAATCGTTGAATACGCTAAGACTAAGAATGCTTTGGTTGCGTCTGCACGCCAAGTTTCAACAGCCTCGATTGACAACATCATTGAGACCGCCATCCACATAAACCTAGATGCCGACCCTAGCGAGTGGATGCTTTTTGCTGCTAATGCTGTAGACAACGTACTTAACTATGCTCATGAAGGAGTCCTCGCTTCTGGCCTTGGCGAGTACACCGACTTCCTTCCTCTAGGACACCCTTCACGCACTAACCGTGGTGTTATGACTGCTTCTGCACTCTCTCGTGTAACAGCTTCATGGGCAGCCGGAGACCCGCGAATCGCTTCAGAACAGGCACGTCTAGATGTCTACGCTGCATATTCCACTAAGCCTGGAACAATTGAAGCAGAATACGCTGGAGCAAAGCTTTCAGCCTTAGTTGCAGCCGGCTATGTTCCAGAAGATGTAGTTCTTCCAATTACTGCGGCGTTCAAGATGAGCTTTGCTATGCGCTCAGCAATGGCTAAGGCTCTTGCTGCTGTACGTCGTCGTCACCGCGATGGACGATTTGCCGAAGAGTTTGGACGCCTAAAGGGATTCTTTAGCCGTAAAGATGGAAGCATTTTCTCTGAGAGTGCACGTATCGTCGGAGCCGAGCCAAACACCAACAACTTCCAGATTGAAATCAAGGACAGCCCGGAGATTCCAGATGGTGTCTACACCATTGACGCAGCTAAGACTCTCCCTGTAAAGGCAGTTCTTTCAAAGCGTGCACTATCTAAGGTCAAGGGTCTAAAGATGGACTCTACCATCGCCAACCCTACCGAAGCTGACAGGGCTTCTGCTGTTCCTCTAGACGAGTTCCTTAAGACTCGTACAGACGCTCCTCTTGGCTGGACCAAGAACGAGGATGGATCGTTCACCTCTAAGTCTGGTCAGACTGTTCGTGCAGTTGATAAGGCACCAGAAGGCGACTTCATGATGGAAGGTGCTGGAGAGAACGGTCAGATTGATCCTAACCAGCCAATCTTTGAAATCACTGATAAGGACGGCAAGACCCTAGGTGTTGCCCAGGACTGGGCTGGTCTAAACAAGATCGGTATGAGCTACGACGCCCTTAATGGCGAGAGCGATGGCACAAAAGATGAGCCAGGCCTTGACCAGAACGCTGGTGAAGGCAATAACTGGTACGACTCTGCTATTGACTGGGACCACCTATCTGACTCTCAGAACTGGAGCCAGTTCAAAGATGGTGAGGCAACATACACCTCTCCAGATGGAAAGCTAAAGCTAACTTGGGAGCCAGACGGTGAGACTGATGGCGACAGCATGCGCGACCTTTCTGGAATTTCAGTCCAGTATGACGGTGAGGACCTTGGTTCTTACTTGGCCACTCAGTCGGACCTTGAGGATGGAGACATCGCCGATGGCCTAGAAAAGCTTCTCAAAGGTTCTGACTTTAACCCGGACATGCTGACTCGTGCCGACTCAAATGGCAACGTAGAGTACTACGGTAAAAATGGCGGATCTGCTTTTGTAGAAAAAGATGGTAAGGGTGGCTGGAAGGTCACTAAGGAAATCACTCAGGGCATGATTGATGAGAACATCGAACATGACTACCTCAAGGAAGAGACTTTCAATAACCCTGAAGATGCTCGTAAGTCTGCAGAAGAATTTGCAAAGATTCTAAATGACCCTGAGAAGATGTATGACGTTCTGTACAATGACTGGCGCGATGGTGGCGTTGGTCTTGATCAGAACGCTGGAGATACCCCTGAACTAAGTGCTGTTGGTAAGGAAATTGCCAAGGGCCTAGGCGAGCACAAGTTCTTCTATGAAGAGGACGCTGACGGCAACCTATCAGGTGGCGAAGACACGTACACATCTCCTGATGGTCGCGTTCAGATCAAGTACCGTGATGGCTCATGGTTTGATGACGAGAAGGGCTACGTCTCATGGGATGAGATGAATGTCTACGTCGATGGAAAGCGCATTGATAACGTAATTCGTAATAAGCGCGAGTCATGGCCAGATTTCCTAGACCGCGTCGCCAAGCTTTCAGAGATCGGTCTAGACAACCCTAACTTTGCTGAAGATAAGAAGGCTAAGCGCGAGGCTGACCGCAAGGCTTATGAAGAGTTCTACAATTCTCCAGAGCAGGTTCAGAAGCGTGCAGAAGAGGCATTTGCTCGCGAGCAAGAAGCGATTGCTACTGAGCAGGCACGAAAGGCCGCTGACAAGGAAGGTCTCCTTGACAAGGTAGACGACCTAGCAAATCGCATCATTGAGGGTGGCTCGGGTGACGATATCTGGGTTGGCGATGAAGATGAAGACGGCTACCGCAACTGGAGCGTCTACAATGAAGACGGCGACGAGGTTGCTACCGGAAACTTTGGACCTAACTGGGATGAAAAAGACCTAGCTGCAGATATTCGCGACAACATCAACTCCTATCTTGACAAAAAGATGGAAGAAGATGCAGACGCTCAGCTGGGTTTTGATCAAGAAGCAGGCGAAAAGCCACTCTCTCCTAAGATGATGGAGCCTGCCACTGACAAGCAGTACGCTCTTCTTGACGAGCTAAACTCCGAGCGCGATGGAATTGATCCTGTTACTCAGCAGGCTGTTGCTGACGCTCTCAAGGACAAGAACCTAACTAAGGCTCAGATGTCTTCTCTTCTTGGAGAGTTGACCAAGAAGCCTTTCAAGCCAGGTATTGACCCTACTAAGCCAACCGAGCGACAGATTAACTCACTTCAGGGCTATCTTCTAACCAAGGAGCTGTCTGATGAAGAGGTTAACGACATCCTTTCTCAGCTTGACGCTGGGCTAGACCGCGCTGGTATCGAGTCGCTTACTGCAAAGCTACGCCGTCGTCCAGACCGTCAGCCACTAGAAGGTCTTGACCAGCTAGCTGGAATTGATAGCGAGTTCGATGACGAGTACGATCAAGCTCACGCAAAAATCAGTTCTCGCATTGACGCGGCACTTGACGAATACGAGACTGGCCTAAATGACAAGGGCCTATCTGAGGATGAGATCTCAGCAAAGATGGACGAGGCGTTCCAAGCCGCTGAGGACTTGCGACAGGCCTCATATGTTGCTGATCCTCAGGACGCCGAGCGCTCTATTGCTAATGATAACTTTGATGGTGTCTTTGATTCGATTGTTAGCGACATCAGCAAGAACGCCGATGATCTAGAGGCTCGTAAGACTAAGAATCTAGAAGATACTGACCAAGCTAAAGTAGATCGTGTCCAAGAGGCTATGGACAACGATGATGTCGCTGACCTAGAGAGGATGCTTGCTGACCCAAGCTATGACTGGATCCACGGCGAAATTGAAGATGCCTTAGCAGACATCAATGCCCGCAATGGCGGAGATTCTGCTGGTTTTGATCAAAATGTATCTGAAGATTTTTATGATAAGTGGGAACAGCTACCTAGCTCTACTCAGAATCAAATTACTAATGAAGTATCTGATTACTTAGAGGACCTTAAATCTAAGAATCCTCAGGACTACGCCATGTTGATGTATGAGGTTGCTCAAACCAGCCCAGATGGCCGCCGAGTACTTGAAAAGCCTCGTCAGTATGCTGCTGAGTTCTTATCATATCTTATGGAAGATGACCCAGAATCGGCGGCGGATATTCTAGAGCGCGCTGGACTCTCTGTAGATGATAGCTATAATTTTGGTCTAGATCAGGCTCCAGGCAAAACTCTATCCCCAAAGATGATGGAGCCAGCTACCGAGGCTCAGTACAACTATCTCAAGAATCTATCCGAAACTAAGGCAGACATTGACCCTGAAACCGCTCAGGCAATCAAGGAAGCTCTAGATAGCAACAACCTGACTAAGGCTCAGGCTGGTGCATTTATCGGAAAGCTTCGTGACCTTGGCGACAAGGAAAACATGGGCCAATACGGCAAGCCTTCTCAGAAGATGATTGACTCTGTAAAGCGTGACGTTTACGCTAAGGGTCTTTCAGACGCTGACCGTGAAGAGATTCTTAAGGACTTGGAGAACCGCTCAAAGGGTGACGTATCTTCTATCATCAGCATGCTGAAGGAGATGGATGACGTTGAAGGTGGTATCGAGAAGTACATTGACAGCCTCCGCGAGAAGGGTGACGTAGAGGCGCTTAAGCGTCTACGCGCTGACGAGCGTTACGGCCGCTGGTCAAGCCAGATGGACGATGCACTAGCAAAGATGGACTCCAAGGAGCAAGGTCTTGACCAAGCACCAGGAAAGAAGTCTAGCTACAATCCTCAGGTTAATAAGGACGAGTACGCCTCTCTTGCAGAAGAAGTCGAAAACAGTGAAGAAATCGGTTATGCCTTTCTGAATAAGGATTTCGTTGACGGACTAGACTTCACTGACCCAGAAGATGGCTATTCTCTATACACCGAGCTAATGGACGCTTACAAGGCAATGCGTCCGACTTCTGAAGAGGGTAAAGCACTAGAAGCAAGGCTAAAGCAAGCAGCAGATGATCTTCTTGCGAAGATTGAAGCTGAGTTAGGCCCTATCGAGGCAGCTAAGCGTGACAAAGATGATCTAGGAAGCAGTTTTGAGTTTGACAATGCTGTAGACGACCTTCCTGATTTCTTTGACTACTACTTCCCTACCGACGTGTCTGATGGCATGCGTAACGGAGATGGCGGTTCAGTTGGTGACGTTCGCGGTGGCGGCTGGGAAGCATCACTATTCCAAGACGAAGAAACTGGCAAGTGGAAAGTAGACATGACTTCTCCAGGCCAGGCATCTGAGAGCTACAGCCAAGAGTTTGACGATCAGGACGAGGCCGCTGACTGGGCAGCTAGCGAGCTAGACAGCAATAACAGTATGGAGCGCGACCGCGACACTAGCATTCTTGCTGAAGATGGCCTAGATGGCCTCATTGCCGAGTATGGTGACAATCCGAAGGATCTAGCTGCAGCTCTAGAGGGTATTATCGTTTGGCTCCAAGGTACCAATCGCGGTATGGGAGAGAAAATTGCTCGAACTCTAGACGATTATTTAGATCGCCTCCGCGAGCAGATTGCTAAAAACCCAAAAGCGTAGCCCCCGAAGCGGGGGCTGAGCCCGGACTAGATCAGGACGCCGCTACCTTAGAAAGAATCACTAGCATTCTCGATAAGTATCGGACTAAGCCTGCATCGTCTTTTAATGAGGTACGTTCTGCCGTACCCGAAGGAGAGCCGGGCTCTCCAAGCAATCCGCTAAAAGTTACTCAGGAAGAACTAGACAATCGTCTTGCTACAACAACTGAAGCTAACAAGGTTGCCGCTAAGAGCGTTCTTGGCGAGGTTCTAGAGAAGCTATCTGCACCAAATAAGATTGCCCGCTGGGTTCGACTATGGCGTAGAGACTCTACCCGACCACTACCAGTTAACCCGGCTAACGGCGCTTACTACAAGGGTCCAAACCTTCTAGCCCTAGAAGCCGCGGCATCCGAGAATGGCTTTAGTGATCCTCGCTGGATGACGGCTTCTCAGGTTGCTCAGGCTGGTGGCTCTATTCCTGCAGGTACAAAGGGAACACGGATCTTGGTCCCTAGCGTCCTTGTCACCGAGCG